GTGTTCGTCTGCTCCGACGGCACGCTCGACAACTTCGTGCACATGGACGTGCTGCCGGACGCCGAATGGCAGGAGCGTATCCGCGCCGGCTGGGCGCAGTTCGAGGCCGACCTGGCGACCTACCAGCCGAAGGAATACGCGGCCAAGCCGGAAGCTGAGCCGATCATGTCGCTGCCGGCGCTGATGATCCAGATCCGCGGCGAGGTGGCGGCCAGCAACCTGCCGGCGTTCCAGGCCCGGGCCGAGCGCTTCATCGCGAGCATCAAGACCGACCTGGTCACCGATCAGGACTTCGCCGACGCCGAGGCGACCGTCAAATTTTGCGAGAAGGCCGAGGGCGACCTCGAGCAGGCCAAGCGCGCCGCGCTGGAACAGACCGCCGACATCGCCGACCTGATGCGCACCATCGACCTGATCAGCGAGCAGCTGCGCGCCAAGCGCCTGACGCTGGCCCGCACGGTGAAGGACAAGAAGGAACTGATCAAGGCCAGCATCTTGAACCAGGTGCGCCAAGCGTTCGCCGACCACGTGGCCCAGCTCGAGCGCGAGATTGCGCCGCTGCGCCTGGTGTTCCAGACCCGCGACTTCGCCGGCGCCATGAAGAACAAGCGCACCCTGGCCACGCTGCAGGATGCGGTCGACACCGAGCTGGCGAACGCGAAGATTGCGGTCGACCAGATCGCCGCCGGCGTGCGCGGGCGCCTGGCCTGGTACCGCGAGCATGCGGCCGAATACCAGTTCCTGTTCGCCGATCTGCAGACCGTCATCCAGAAGCCGGACGAAGATTTCCAGATGCTGGTGGACGCGCGCATCGACAAACACCAGCAGCAGGAATACGAGCGGGTCGAACGCCTGCGTGCCGAGCAGGAGGCGGCCCGACTGCGCGCGGAAGCCGATGCGCGTGCCCGCGAAGAAGCTGCGGCGCGTGCCCAGCAGGAAGCAGCGGCGCAAGCAGCCGCCAGTGCGGCCCTTGCGCCGGTCGCTGACACGCCAGCGGACGACCCCGACTTCCAGGAAGTGCCGGCCGCTCCAGTCGCCCAGGTGACGCCGATCGACGCCGCGCGCCCGGCGCTGGAAGACGACGCGATGCTGCGCCTGGGCCAGATCAACGAGCGCCTGGCGCCCATCATGCTGGACGCCGCAGGCCTGGCCCGCCTGGGCTTCGCGCACGCCATGACCGACAAGTCGGCCAAGTTGTACAGGCAGTCGGACCTCTTGCGCATCGTCGCGGCGCTGCAGCGTCACCTGGCCGGCGTGGCTGAGCAGGCGAGGGCAGCGTGATCCGCGCCGAAACCGCGACCGTCTATAGGGCCGGCGGCCGCCGATTCCTGACTCTGCGCTCGGCGGTGCGGGGAGCAGTGCGCAAGAAGCTGCGCGAGAAATGCGAGTGCGACTACTGCGATCACCCGGAAATGCCGGGTTGCCCGACAGAGGATTTCCCATGCAAGTACCACGACAACAGCGACCGGGCGCAGAAGATTGCGCGCCGCCTGGGCCGGATGTACGTCACAGCGTTTCGCCAAGCGAGGGCGGCATGAAACCCGGCGCCGCATGTATTTGGACCGTGCAGCGGTGCCGCGAGCAGGCCTTCCAGCAGTTCCTCGGCGTCGATGGCGAAGCTGCCGCCGCGCGTCGCGTGAAGGAGGTCTGCGAGGTCGACACTCGCAAGCAGCTGGACACCGACCCTGCCGCAGAGGCGCGCTGGAACGAGCGGATTCGCCGCGCCTACCTGAATTACCAGCAACAACCCACCAACCACAAATAGGACTGGAGATGTAACCGATGAACGCCACCCACAAAAACGAACAGAGCAGCCTGGAAGGGATGGGCGACGACGAGTTGAGCCCGGGCCACATGATCGCGCGCGTCAGCGCCGTGGCCGTGAAGCTGGTCTTCCCCTTCGCCGCGCAAAACGACATCCGCTTCTATCTGAACGGCATCAACATCCGCCCGCTGGAAGACGGCTCGGTGATGGTGGTGGCCAGCGATGGGCACCGCATTATCATCGTACGCGACCCGAACGGCTACGCGGAGCGGGAGGTGATCGTCCGCGTCGACAAGGACGCGCTCAAGCACGCCAGCAACGCCAAGCACACGCTGGACGTGATGTCGCGCGGTATGGCCATGTTCTCGGGGGAGGTGGCGCAGCCACTGTTCATCCAGCCCGGCAATTCGCTGATCGACGGCACCTTCCCGCGCGTCGAGCGCATCCTCAGCACGACGGGCTACCGGGAAGGCGTTTCCGGTGCCGTGAACCCGACCTACCTGACCGACGCCCTGGTGATCGCGAAAAGCTTCGGCAATTCGATCCGGTTCTACACCCGGGACGAGGACAGCCCTTTGAACTTCGTCCTGGGCGGCCTGGGTGATCTGGAATGCTTCGGCGGGATCATGAAGCGGCGCGACAACTTCGACGTGCTGCCGGGCTGGTTCCCGCGCCCGAGCGCGCCGGACAGCCTGTACGAGATGTAAGGAGCCGGCCATGAACCACAAGAATCCCGTACCGCATAAAGGCGGTCCGTCGCCGACCGAAAAGCTCGCCCACCGTGAGCGCGCCTGCGACCAGATCCACGCGCTGCTGGCCGAGAAGCCGCGTACCGTCGCCGAGATCGCGGACGCGCTGAAGGTGAAAGAAGGCATGGCGCACCGCTATCTGGCCTACCTGGCCGAAATGGGCGAGGCCTGCCGCCAAGCTGAGCGCGGGCCGTTCAACCGGCAGATTTGGCAGCTGGGCCGGGATGGCGTGGCTAAGGATGAGCACAGGCCCAGCACGGCGTTCAGCGGCGCCAAGGTGGTGCCGGCGCGCCAGGTGGGCATGTGGCGCGATCCGCTGGACGTGGCGTTTTTCGGGCCGGCGCCGACCGGCCTCATCTTCACGTCGGCGCCTTGCGCCGGCTACGCAAAACCACTGGAAAAATAAGAATGCCCCGCGATAACCACACCCAAGAGATTAAGCACTTCCACTTCTGCTGCGGCATCGGCGGCGGCGCCAAGGGCTTCAACAAGGCGAATCCGCGCGTCGGCACCATGTCCGCGCGCTTCCGCTGCCTGGGCGGCGTCGACGTGTCGCCTTCGGCCATCCGCGACTTCAACCGCATCGTCGGCGTGCCGGGCACGGTGATGGACCTGTTCAGCCGCGCCCAGTATGCGGCCTTCCATGGCGCAGAGCCGCCGGCGGACTGGCGCGAAATGGGCCCGGCCGACATCCGGCGCGCCGCCGGCAACGAGCGTCCGGACATCGTTTTCATCAGCAGCCCGTGCAAGGGCGCGTCCGGCCTGCTGTCCGAGACGATGAGCCTGACGCCGAAATACCAGGCGCTGAACGAGCTGACGCTCCGCTGCATCTGGCTGATGGCCGAGGCCTGGGCCGACGATCCGGTCGACCTGATCGTGTTCGAGAACGTGCCGCGACTGGCCACGCGCGGCCGGCACCTGCTGGACCAGATCAACCAGGTGCTGCAGCGCTACGGCTACGCCGTGGCCGAGACGACGCACGACTGCGGCGAGCTGGGCGGCCTGGCGCAGAGCCGCAAGCGCTTCCTGCTGGTGGCGCGCCACGTCGAGAAGGTGCCGCCGTTCCTGTACGAGCCGGAGAAGAAGCGCCTGCGGCCGGTCGGCGACGTGCTGGGCCGCATGCCGTTCCCGGGTGACGAGGCAGCAGGCCCAATGCACCGCATCCCTCGCCTGCAGTGGAAGACCTGGGTGCGGCTGGCCTTCGTCGAAGCCGGCAGCGACTGGCGCAGCCTGAATCGCCTGGCGGTCGAGAATGGGCATCTGCGCGACTACCTGATTGTGCCGGAAATGCACCGAGGGGTGCTGGGCGTGCGCGCCTGGGACGAGCCATCGGGCACCGTCACGGGCAACAGCCGTCCGATGACCGGAGCATTCTCCGTGGCGGATCCGCGCCACATGGGTCCTGCCAAGCATAGCAACGAGCTACGCGTCGGCGCCTGGGAGGAAGCCGCGCGCGTGGTCTCTGGTGCGCACGGCACGGGCCAGTGCGTGGCTGACCCGCGCTTCGACCCGGGCAAGTACGACTGCGGCCAGTATGGCCTGTGCGGCTGGGACGAGACGATGGGCGCCGTCATCAACGTAAAGAGCCCGGGGCAAGGGATGTTCGCGGTGCAGGACCCGCGGTCGACTACGACGTTCGCCGGCGCCGGCAAGTACCTGGTCACGCCGTTCGACCAGCCGGCCGGCACGGTCATCGCCGGCAGCACGACCGGCCAGGGCGCCTTCGCCGTCGCCGACCCGCGCACCAGCCTGAACCGCACGCGCCAGCAGGGCGACGCCTACCTCACCGGTGGCCACTACGGCGTGGTGCCTTGGAGCTCGCCCAGCGGTGCCGTCAGCGCGGCCGCGCGCCAGGACAACGGCCGCTGGTCGGTGGCCGACCCGCGCATCGACGCGCTGCCGGCGCCGGACCAGAAAACCGTCGCCATCATTCGCGCGCTGGACGGCACCTGGCACCGGCCATTCACCACGCTCGAGCTGGCCGCGCTGCAGAGCCTCATCGAGCCCGAGGAGCACCTGCTGCTGGACGGAATGAGCGACAGCGTGTGGCGCGAGCACATCGGCAACCTGGTTCCGCCGGCTGCGGCCACGGCGATCGCCGAAGTGATGGGCACGACGCTGCTGCTGGCCCGGGCTGGTGAGACGTTCGTGCTGAGCGCGACGCCGATCTGGGTGCGCAATGTCGCCCTGGCCCTGACGATGCCGGGAGTAGCATCGTGAACCAAGTCGACATCTTCGGCGCCGGTGCGTGCAGTGCAGAGCTAGAACGGTTGTCGTTGGAGAAAAAGCATGTAGGCCTGGGTGCGCTGATTGCTCTGGGTCAACTCAAATCTGATGCTCCAGTGTGCTGGCTCGCCATAGAACGTTCTTCCTTGGATCGGCTCTCCGGCGCTCCTTGGCGCGAGCGACTTGACCACATCTTGAATTACCTCTTCAAGTTCTGTTTCCAAGTCCAACGCAATGACCAAGCTGCTTGCGGACAACAAGTTCAACGCAGCCTCGTAGCGATGAATTCGACTTTTGAAGATTCCGTACAGGTCTACAACACGCTTAGCGTGCCTGTTGATATTTCTCCAATCCTCGGCAGAAAGCACATCTGGCTCGGCATCGCTTTCCCCTCGCTCTGCGCGAGACGGAGGACCGTATGCCCTGCTCAAATCGTTCAAAGCAACCGTGACGGGATAGAAGAGCGTGTGCACCAATGCCGCAGCAGTTCTCCGCTGCTGAGATGCTTGCCAGCCCGCTACCCAATACGCTCCAGCGACAGCCGCAATAGCACCCAAAGCGCTACCCCAAGTTGTCGCAACAGGTTCCAAAATCGTGCCGTCGAAGACTGGCGCCGCAAGAGGAAATGCAATAAGCACCCCGACGGCGCCTCCGCATATAAAAGCCCATTTGCTTTGTGAAGTCGTTTTCGCGTGCATGTGACATCTTACTAATTTGGTAACTGCAAAATCCTAACACGACTCGTCATTACAAAATCAAAAGGAAATTTATGACTCAAACGAACAACACCGGCTTCACCCAAGAATCCCTGCGCCTGCTGGGCGCCGCGCTCGCGCTGCAGCAGGCCACCAGCACGGCCGCGAACCTCATCCCGATCCCGAACACTGGGCGGTTCATCACCATTGGCACGCCGGCCGAGGTGGCGCGGCTGCTGGAGATTGCGCCGGCGGTGCCGGCCAGTATCGGCGTATTGGACACCCTGGACGCGGTTACCGGCGACGACATCGCCGGCATCGAGGCGTTCAAGGTCGAGCGTTTCTACCTGGCCGACGACGTCGACGGGCTGCTGCGGCGTGCGGCACGCCCCGCTGGCGCCACTGTGGCTCAACAATCGCCTGAAACGCGCATGGATGTTGGGTTTGAGGCCAGCGCCAGACCGAAGGTAGAGAAGCCAGCAGCGACTGGCGTAGTGCCGTGGGAAGCCCGTCTGCGCCTGTGCCCGAGCGAGCAGGATATACGCGCTGCGATACAGGCCGAGATTGCCGACCTCCGTACCCAGCTCGCGTGCGAACGGCAGGCCAAGCAGTATGAGCAGCGGCATGCGGTCGAGTCGGAAAAAGCGCTGGCCCAGGCGCATGCTGAGCTTACGGCCGCGCGCCAAGTCGGCAAGCACCTGTACGACGCGGTATCGGACGCCGCACCGCAGGCCAGCGCGGCGCCAGCAGAGCAGGATCACAGCGAGGGCGGCCATCATGACTGAACGCGGCATCCTGTTTAGCGCCGCCATGGTGCGCGCGCTGCTCGACGGCACGAAGACGCAGACGCGGCGCGTGGTGAATGTCAAGAATCCAGATTGGATCAGGCGTCACGTCCATCCGTACAAAAGCGATAACAACAACGGCAAGGTGGTGTACGGATGGGATGGCAACGCTGGCGATGTTCTGACTTGCCCCTACGGCCAGCCCGGCGACCGCCTGTGGGTGCGGGAGACTTGGGCGCCGCATCCGGACTTTCCAGAGACGACGCACCGCGGCGTGTACCGGGCGGACCCGGAATGCAAGTACGACGTGGCGCGCTGGCGCCCCAGCATCCACATGCCGCGCTGGGCCAGCCGCATCTTGCTGGAGATCACCGGCGTGCGCGTCGAGCGGCTGCAGGACATTAGCGAGGCGGATGCGGTCGCCGAGGGCATCAGCCAGCACTACGCCGAGGGGCGTCGCGTCAGCTGTCGGGTCGCGTATGCGTGGCTCTGGGAAAGCATCAACGGCGCCGGCAGCTGGGACGCTAACTCCTGGGTGTGGGTGGTGGAATTTCGGAGGATTGCATGACCGAACGAGGACCAGACCGCCGCAGCGGCGTGTCGTCGCACTTCACGTGCCCGCACAACAACCGGCGCCGGTCGCAGTTCGAGCGGCGCGGCACGGTGCCGGCGCAGCCGCCGCTGACGCCCGCGCAGCAGCTGTACGGCGAGCGCCGGGCACATCCGAGAGGAAGGTAGGGGAAAATTATGTCGGATACATTTTTGGCAGCGGAAGAAGTCCGCGAGCTGACGGGCCGGACCAAGCACGCGCTGCAGGCGGATCAGCTGCGCGCGCAGGGTATCCCGTTCTTCACGAACGCAGTCGGGCGCCCGATCGTCCCGCGCGCGGCGATCGAGGGGCGGGCGAAGACGGCGAAACCACCTGAGAAGGCATGGGTGCCGGACGTATTACGGAATGGATGATGTATGGGCCGCAAGCCGACGAAAAACTTGAACTTGCCGAAGGGGATGCGGGCGCGCGTACGGGGAGGGCGGACGTATTATCTGCTCGACCTGGGCGGGAAGCCGCGCAAGGAGGTGCCGCTCGCGGTCGACGATTATGTGGCCGCGGTGCAGAAGTGGGCCGAGCTGACAGTAAGCAAGGTGCCGGCGGCGGCCGCTATCACGTTCCGGCACGCGGCCGAGCGCTACATGCGCGAGGTGCTGCCGACGAAGGCGCCCGGCACGCAGCGGAATAACCTGCACGAGCTGGAGGTGCTGTACCAGTTCTTCGACAAGCCGCCGATCGCGCTGGACAAAATCGAGCCGGTGCACGTCGGGCAGTATCTGGACTGGCGTGTGCGGATGACGGTGGAAAAGGCGGTCGAGGCAAACAGGCAGCGCGCGCGGGAGAAGAAGCCGTTGCAGCCGGTGCCGCCGGACCTCGGCCACGTCAGCGCAAACCGCGAGAAGGCGTTGCTGTCGCACATCTGGAATTTCGCCCGCGGCAAAGGCCTGACCAGCAAGGCCAACCCGTGTGCGGGTATCAAGGGCCACAAGGAGGAGGGGCGCGATGTCTACGTGGAGGATGACGTCTACCGGGTCGTGCACGAGGTCGCGGAGCAGCCGCTGAGGGACGCGATGGACCTGGCCTACCTGATCGGCCAGCGGCCGGCGGACGTGCTGAAGCT